CTGGAATGCATTGCGGTGATTTTGCCAATGTCGGCGCACCTGCTAAACTACTCATGTCAGCAACCAGCTGGCACCAACCGATACAAAAGGAGTAACCAAATGAACAGAATCAGAGTCGAATTGACTTTTGACGAGTACAGGGCGCTAGGCGACAAGGCCGAAGAGCTTGCCAATGCGTATGCACGCATAGTCGCAGACAAGGAAGACCCAGCCGACATAAAGAGGTACAAGAAGTCATACAAATTGTGGGCCGGCATTCAAACCGCAGTCATTTCGGACTCAGAATGGATTGACGACTAATGCCAGAGTTCGAAATTCGATACAGCGAAGTTGAGATGTTCACGGCATACTTTCACGCAGAGAACGAGAAGGAGGCCCGTGAGGTAGCAGAGAACCTCCGCACACTTGACTGGGATGACATTGAGGGCTGGTACAGCAAGCGCAGGGACTTCGACCTAGAAATCGACCTTGACAGCCTGAAACAGCTCGACTAACCCAAGCCAACACCGCCAGCACTCCCCCCTTAGTGCTGGCGGTGTTTTTTTGCTACGACTAGAAGCAACGAGTGGAATGCAATGCGGTGTTTGCGGTGCTAATTTGCGCTTGCCCTACTAATCTGCTATGCTACTTATCAATGCAGTAGACACAACCAATACCGCCGACACAAAAATTTATGCAAGTGATGACGGGATTGGCTAACCAACCGAACAGGAGATAACAATGAACACCTTAGAAATGCACAAATGCGATTGTGGCAACGATGCCGACAATTACCTACCAACAGAGACACCGCTTGCGGGCTACCCCCCTCAATGTTCTGATTGTGCACACGCCGACGAATGCCCATGGCCTGAAGACGGCGCATTTACCTATGGCCACGCAATTGCAAGTTGCAACAGTTGCACCTATAAGTGTGGCCTTTGGGAATGCGGTTGTGACCTAAACCACTCTTGCAAAGACTACCCACGAAACTACTAACCACGAAAAGGAGATAACAATGAGAATGAACTACACCGACATCAAACAGGAACTACAAGCCAATTGGGAACAGTTTGCAAGCAACCAATACCCCGAAGACTTGCTGAACGAATTCGCCGATTCCGCTTGCCCCGTTTACTACAGCGAAATAGTCAAAGATTGGCAAGAGATGCCCAACGAATTCACCGATGTATGGTGCGAAGAGGGGCACACGGGCAACACAATCTACAGCCTTATGACTTACGACCTTTACAACTATTACCACCACCAATACCACCGCGCTTACAACGAACTATGCGAAGAAATGGAACCCCAAGATGCCTAACTTTTGCCAATACGACAGCGACAATCACAGCCCCGACAGCGTGACAGTCTGGCACGGGCAACCCACCCCAACTTACCTATGCGGATACCACGCAACTTGGAACCTAAACACAATCCTGAAAGGACTAAAGAAATGAACTACACAGACACCTTTACCACCAATGAGAACACGACAGACGGGGAGGTATTGGACAGGCTTTATGACCTGATCTATAGAACCGAACTAACCGACGAAAGAAAGTTGCACTTTGTGACCCTGACTCTTGAATGGGCAAAGGAGACTAACTAATGACCACCGAATGCCCTAACCACGCGGGGAGCTTTGATTGCACCCCATTTTGCCCACTATGTGAAGGAGAACAGGAGATAACACAATGACCACTTATACAGTTTGGGTAGGGGGCACAGAAGTGACCGATTACTATCTACCGCTTGACCAAGCAAGAAAACTGAAAGCCCTTTACTTGGAAGACGATTATGACGATGTAGAAATCCGTGAAAACACAGACAAAGAATACGAGGTGGACTAATGACCAACCTGAGAAACGACAATGGCAATTACACCCTTGAGGCCGTGAAAAGCGGTGCTATTTGGGAGGGCGAAATGTCCTACGATGACTGGATAGAAAAGTACAAGCCAATTGATAACACCATAGGCAAGTATGTCTCCAAAGGTGAAAAGCAATTCGAAACCTATGGGGCAGAGAAAGAGTTTGTCCTTGACCAAGATGCAGAGTATGTCTGGACTTGGGTGACCGGTGACAATGCCGACCTGCTTTTGCCAGGATTCCACTATGTCAACCGCTTTGCTTTCTTTGTCTGTGAAGAACCGTGGACTGAAGAAGACCAACAGGTGCTTATGGCAGTCGAAATCGAATGCGAATGCTTTGACCAAGACAAGTGGGACGAGGGTGCCGATTCTGGCAACCCTGAATGCAAACAATGCGAAGGCTATGGACTAAGAACGGAGTATCTATAATGCCAACCTTTATGACGTATTACCAAACAGGCGACTATGGCAAGCTTTGGTTTGAGGCCAAAGACCTAAAAGAAGCACAAGACCTGCTTGAGGAGGTTAGCTATGGGGAAAGAATGTCCCTAGACGACCTGCCCAAGCTACAAACCAAAGTGCAAGGCGATGAGCTTAGCTTTCAGGGACTGACGGAGGTGAAATAATGCCCGAATTCAATTTCAGCGTAGTGGTAACCGACATCTATGAATTGATCATTGATGCCGACAACTACGAGAAAGCGGAAAGAGTTTTAGATGCCCGAATTGATGTCGCTGAGTATGGCGAACACCTTGACGGAGAAGTCAACTATAACTTACACACCGGCCCCGAAGTAACGCAAGTGGCGTAAGCCGTAGGTGCACTTTGACACGAATTCCAATGAGGTTGCCTTAAGAGACACCTACTCAATGCTAATCGACTCATGAGTAGGATAGTAATGAGTAGGTGTCTTCTTAAGAGCTCAATAGGAAACGCAAAAAGTAAACGACAACTACTGGGCAAAACCCATTATTGGAACTCAATCCCACAAAAAAACAACCCAATTTGACAATCACAATGACGATGAGTAGGATTGCACTGTAAATCTACTCATCGTCCGTAAGGAGACAAAATGACCGATTATCACCCAATCTACGGCGAGCTTTTGACCTCTCGCCAGACCTCTGACCTGACTGGTTACACTATGAATCAGTTGCGAAATTTCCGTCAGAGAACCGACACAGCACCCTTCGGATTCGTCCGACAAGGAGGCACATCTTGGTATCGCAAAGACGACATCGAGGCATGGCTTGAAAAGAATGGTGCAGTCGAATACGAGTATGTTGCACCCCCAAGTGGCATCACCACCCCACTTCGCTCAACTGTTACCGATGCAAAGACTCGTGAGCACTTGGCAGAACTAGCCAAGATCACGACAAAGAATGCATGGGGTTCACATGGCACATGGCTAACTGAGCAATCAGGGCTATCAGATGCCCACAACAGGGTGAACGAATGGGCAGAGGAGCTATGGAATCTCCACCGCTCTGACAACCCCGATGCAGAAGAGTTCATGGCTTTGAACTTCTCTCGTGTTGACAATCCGGCTCAGTATTGGCCTGCCATTACTTGGGCTGTTCGCAAAGCCACGGCTTTTGTGCGCGGATGGAATGATGTAACCGATGCAGAGATAATGGAGATACCAGTGGGAGAAGTTCCACCAAGTAAGGTTGTATAAAAGAAATCCCCCGAGGATTTCTCAACTCGGGGGACTTCTCTGAAAGGAGTAACTATGACCAAGAACCACCAAGGTCACGACCAGACTATAACACAATCGAAAGAGTGCAATTGAGTAAAACGCAAAAAACTTCACTGAACTATTTACTACAAGAAGCACTTGAGAATGGTCGGTGGGAGCTCGTTTCGGCTGAGGGCAACTCAGAGAAGTGGGTCAGAGGAGATGAAACTGTCACCATTGCAAAGAACCTACTTCGTAGCACTGAACCGCCAAGCGTAATCTTTGAGGTGTTCGAGCCCGAGATCAACTTCAGAAGAACTGATTCACTTGTTATGAATCTGTTATGTCTGAGGCTTGCCAAATCCTCAAAGATGTCATCTTGGTATGATAAATTGTCTACTACAACTGAATAGCAAACTACAAGAAAGAGAGTAACCAAATGGACACAATGACCAAATCAGCAGGCATCGCACTAAATGTCTGGCAAGAAGAAGACACCTGGCTCATGTCGCTTTACCCTGAAAGTGAAGCCGGCATCGATTCCAGTAGCTACATCCGCCTTGACTACAGCAGAAGGCAACTACAGCGATACTTCGACATCACCGATGACGATGATTGGTGGACTAGTGACACGGAGGAGCTGGAGTGGATTCTCTTCGGCACACGCCCATGAACGATGATGAGGAATTCGAAGAAGTCCCTGAGTTCCTCACGGGCTTGGCAGAGAAGTTAGATGCCAGACCCCACCTGATCGCGACACGACTCGGCAAAAGGTATTCACCACGGCGGTTCAAGCGGGCAGTTAGACGGCTATGCAGACACTTCGGCATACCGGCAAACCTGACCTCGCTAATCGCTGTCACCTCGATGCACGATTACGAGTTGGCAATCTTTGACCAGTATTTGTTTCTGTTCAGAGTTGACACAGACTTCGCTGAAGTAGTAGCTTACGAACCAGCGATGCTACACGCAACACTAACCATGGAAGATGACACACGCATCGTCCAATTTGTATAAGGAGACTAAATGAGTAACGCAACCACCGACCGCCAGCTACTAGATGATGCCAAGGCAAAGCTAGTAACCAAGGCGAAAGAATCCAAGTCATCGACCAAGTCGGTCGAGGCTACCGATGCCACCCTTGCTAACGAACTGCTAGCCAAGCGTGGCGAGATCTACGATGCCAAGAAGAAGCTCACTGATGAGCTGGCTGAGATTGATGCCATCATCAAGGACATGATTGGCTCGGCTGACCAACTCACCATTCATGGTGCCAAGGTCGCATCCATTGCACGCTGGCGTGAGACAGCCCTGATTACTGACACGGTGAAGACCACCTTCCCTGTTGCTGAGTATCCAGAGCTTTACAAGCGCACCAGCAAGACACGGCTCACGGTGCACTAATGATTAGCTTTGCAAGAGTTCGCGAGCCAGAGAAGGGTAACCCCTTCTGCGAGTGCATCCACAACAGGGAACTCGAGCACGAGGTAAACCCTGAGCTCACCTACTTCGTCATGAGTGATGATGTCCATGAGAAATGGGGCATTGACTACGAGCTAGGCGAAATGCTTATCTACAGCCCTGACTTCGGTCACCCCGAACACGGTGATGACCGGTGCCTGTGGGTTGCCCAAACAATTGACTTTGATTTCTTTATGTTAGGTGAGGAGAGACCATGAGACCAAGGATCAGAGATGTTATCGATGACATCATCGATGGCCTCTACTCCAAGCGATTGGATGAGGCATTCGAGATGGGTATTCGTGAGGGCTCACGGCGAGCACTCAGTTCAGCAAAGATTCGCATTGAGATGCGAGCCAACAGCCTCACTCCGGCTAGAAAAGTAGGTGCAGAGATGGCTGTTGAGACTATCGAGGAGGAGCAGGAGCAATGGAAAAGAAGGTAGAGGTAGACCGCGACCACGCTGTATACCGGTGCCCCTCTTGTGAGCACTTCTTTCTTGTCGATGGCTGGTCAGAAGAAAACGACATTTGCACACTATGCCTTGAAGGCTTTGAGATGACTCCAGGAGCTGAAGATGGCAATTCTATTTGAAAGAAACGGGGATTGGCCCGACAGCGATGAAGACTACAGGAAGATATATGAAGAACCGGACGAAGATTATTGCTTTTTTTGCGAGCGCCCTACTGGGTGTATTTGCGACGAAGTATACGACTTTCAGCAAGAACAAGAGATCATGGATGACTTTGACAATGAGTGACACACACTTCATGTGCAGGGACTGCAACCGCATTTACGAAACAACTTCGCGTGGCGAAGGTGAAGTAAACATTTGCAAGTACTGCAGTTATGAAGTCGACTGATGACCGGCAAGATTGGATTCTTTACCAACCATGAGAAACAACGCGCTTGGCTACAACTAGCCAAGAAAGTAGGAGATGTCGGCCTTGACCACATACCTTGTGCTCAAGCGCCCGACCTCTTCTTTCCCGAAGTAGACCCGAAGCTAGGCCACCCGCTTAGCTACATGAGAACAGCAAAGAAGGCTTGCAAGACTTGCCCGATCTTGTTGGACTGCGCTGCATACGCAATCGAGTTCAATGAAGATGAAGGCATCTGGGGAGGCATGAGCCCCGGCGAGCGTAAACAAATGCGAAGGAGACGAAATGCCTAACTTAGAAAGGCGTTATACACCCCAAGAGGGTAAAGAAGCACATGCTTGGATTTTTGGACTCATCGATGCACTTGAGTTCTTCCAAACAGGATACGACATACACAAAAAAGACCCCGACTGGTTCGGGCTAGTCGCCCCGCAAATGATTGCAGACATCGCAAACTTTGCGGAAGAAAACTGGAAGGATGAATTTGACCAACTTAAAGGAATCAGTACTGTACCCGTATCAGAGGGAAGCAGTGGAGCAGATAGTAGAGAAGAAGCGCGTACTGCTAGCAGACCAACCTGGATTGGGGAAAACGCTGGAGGTGCTGAGTGGGCTGGAGGAACTAGACCTGTTCAACCCGAAGGACAGCCACGCCATTCTCATTCTCACCCCTCTTGTAAATGTGAGAAGCGCTTGGATCAGGACGATAGAGCAGTTCGTCTTACCGAGATACCCACAAACGGTTGTGGTGGATCTGGGCACTGGTTCATCAACAAAGAAGGACACCTTATTGGCGTCTGCTCTTGCCTCGCCAGCTACGGCCCCGATAGTAGTAGTAGCTAACCACGATGCTGTTTCGCTAGTAAAGGGGCGTCCACGCGTCCCCTCACTAGGCGAACCATTCTGGAGTGCAGTCGTCATCGACGAATCGCACAACGTGCTACCTATCACCACGCCAAACAAGCTGACTAACTTCTGGAAAGGATTGCTGAAGCTACAGATGTATGACCCATCAGACCCCATACGCATAGCTGTATCTGGTACGCCAGATCGTGGCAAGCCTGAGTATCGCTACGGCACATGGCGTTTTCTCAATCCGGCGCTCGCACCAGAGAACCATTGGAGCTGGCTTGAGAAGCACTTTAATGTCTATGAGCGACAGGTAACCAAGACTCGCAAGGCCAAGATGATTGGAAGCATGCGCAGTCCATCGAGCTGGCTCGAGACAGACAAGCGTGTAGTCATTCGGCGCACCAAAGAAGAGGTTCTGCCACAGCTACCACCAAAGACCTACCACTTCATCGAGCTACCCATGACCAAGGAACAGCGTGAGCTGTATCGTGAGGCAGAGCAAGAGGCATTCATCGAAGCAGTTCACACGCCCAATGCCCTGATGACCTTTGCTATCAAGGCTAGGCAGATGGCCACCTACACTGAGGCTGGCAGTAACAAGCTTGAGTGGGTAACTCAGTGGCTGAGTGAGCGCGGTTACCTGGAGGATCTCGGCATCGACGGCAAAGTTGTCATCGCGAGCCAGTTCGTCAAGACTCTGCACTGGCTCAGAGATGAGCTCGCAATCTTAAATGTCCCCACCCTGATGTTAACTGGTGACATGACTGCTAACGCCAAAGCAAATGCTCAGGCCAGATTCCAAGATCCAGATGACCCAGTGCGCATTATCCTGCTCTCCGGTGGCATGGGTGTTGGTATCGACCTCGACATTGCTGATGACCTAATCATGCTCGACTTGCCTTACGACCCCGACAAGCTTGAGCAGATTGAAGACCGCATTCACCGTGCATCCAACATGCACAAGGTTACGATTTGGCACCTACTCAGCAAAGACTCCATCGACATGGCTATTGCAGAGAAGTCTGCATCTAGGCACAAAACAATCCGCGCCCTACTCGATGGCGCAAGGGGTATAGACTTTAGTCGCAAGGTAGTCGCTTATGCTACCGGCGAGACGGAGACGGAGTAATGGCGATAATCAAACTGCTTGATGGCGACCCAACAAAAACAGATGAGGTTGCGCTAGCTGCTGCAAACACTTGGATGACACGAATCCCTGAGCTGTTTGTAACTGAGCGCTCCAAGCAGGTACAGCTAGGTATCTCCGAAGTCGGAATGGATTGTCGCAAGTGCGTAGCAAGAAAGCTCGCACTCAAGCCCAGGATCATCGACGGCTCTTGGTACCCATTTATCGGCACCGCTGTGCACGACCAGCTTGAGCATGGTTTCAATGATCGCTGGCCAGAAGAATACAAACTTGAAGAGCGCTTGCACGTTCACGAATACAAAGACCTCAAGCTCGGTGGCTCTTGCGACATGTTCGCTTGGCAGGACGGCACCGTCAACGATTGGAAGGTCGTCGGTGCCAACGCCTTGGGCGAAGCTCGCAGAGGCAAAGTCAAGCAGCAGTACCGAGTGCAGGCTATGCTCTACGGCTACGGCTGGGAGCAAAAAGGATTTGACGTCACGCACGTCTCACTAAGTTTCCTCCCTCGGGAGGGAAAACTAGAGGAAGCTGTTGTCGCTATCATGCGATACGATAAGCAGCTTGCTCTCGACTCACTAGCCCAGTTGGAATCAATGATTGATGCAGCTGAGATAGTGGGATGGGATGCAATCATAGAGAAGGCACCTAAGGCAAGCTTTTGTTTTAGTTGTCGTCGCTATGAGCAGACCGAACACAACGACGTAGAGTCGTTGCTTCCATAACAAACTATAAACACTAAGGAAAATAATATGGTAGACGCATTTACAGGAGACCTTCCAGGAGTAGACGACCTACTCACAGGCGGGGGCTCCCCATCACTGTCCTTCAAGGACAGCTCTGTTGGTGACTCTTACGAGGGCACCATCGCTGAACTGCGTGCGGTACAGGTACGTAACTATGAAGATCCAACCAAGCTGGAGTACTGGGACGACGGTAAGCCAAAGATGCAAATCGAGGTAACCCTGTCGACTGAGTACGCCGACCCCTCCGACCCAGATGATGACGGCAAGCGCCGCGTTTTCCTCTTCGGCCAGAAGCTGCGTGCAGCTAAGGAAGAGCTAGCAAAGAAGGGCTTCAAGACCTTCGAGGTTGGTATGGGCTTCAAGATTACCCTGTCCGGAACCAAGCCATCGCAGAACAAGCGATACAACGATGTGAAGCTGTACTCAATTGAGCTCTCAGCTGCCACAACGAACCCAGAAGTTGATGAGGTTATGGCGTCCATGGGTGCCAAGAAAGTCTCTTCTGCTAAGATTGCTACACTAAGCGCGAAGCAGCTTAAAGTAGCAGAGACCCTGCAGGCCAACGGTTTTACCGCCGAGGAGATTGCAGAGCAAATTGGTGAAAGCGTCGATACAGTCAACGCCTCACTAACCTTCTAATTAAAAAAGTAGGGGCTAGGGTTCTTTCTCTTTTCTTGCCTAGCCCCTACTTCTCATCTCTGAAAGGAGCAAAGTGGATTCACCATCCCAGTTTCAAGAACTACTTAGCCGCTTAGGTCGCTCTGACGATGACAACGTCACGATCTGTTACCAATCTTCAGTGCAGAAGTTCTCTGCCAAAACAATCAAAGTCGAGCTCGTCGCCAGCGTCGTCGATGCGCTCGACTCTCTCTCTAACAACATCTGGTTTGAGATAAACCCATCCAGTGTTCAAGGTCGAGCTACAGCTAAAGACATCACCAGACTTGCTGCTGTCTTTGCTGACATCGACTACAAGGATGGCGGAGCGGGCTCAGTCCAGCAGGCCAGAGATCTGGTTCAGCTGCTCACGGATCTCATCGGCGTAGAGCCAGCTGCCACTATCTACTCAGGTCATGGAATCCAGCCATACTGGGTTATCGAAGACGAAGAGCAAGACCCGGGTTTAATGCACGGCTTGTTGTATCGCTGGGGAGCCTTTGTCAAGTTTGTTGCAGCATCTCAGGGCTTGCAGGTCGACTCAGTCTTCGACCTCCCACGAATCTTCAGGGTGCCGGGTTCTCGTAACCACAAGGATGCCCAAACCCCCGTAGATGTAATCTCAATCCTGCCCGACTACTGGCGACCAGTGAGCATCGATGAGCTAAACGATGTGTTGATTGCACACGGCTTTACTTCTGACATGAAGATGCCAGAAGATTACGAGCTGGTATCGGCTCACGATGATTGGCAGTTTGCCCACTCTGATTGCCAGTTCACGCCAACGCTATTCTCGCAAGTACGCCCAGGCATCAAGCTTCCAAAGTCTAGGCACGGCTGGCTACTGCAGCAACTGGTGCTTATCAACGCAGCTCACCGCAATGGATGCCTGACTGAGAACACGGCGCAAGAGTTAGTAGCCCTGACCGCTGAAAGATTCCAAGAGTTCTTAGCTCAGCCTCCAAAGCGAGAGATGAACCAGAACGAGCTCCGAGGGGCTAACCAGTGGGCCGTCGCAAGAGTCGAAAGCTTTAGCGAAGACAAGCTATCGCAAGAATTGCGCCGTCACGACCACTCGGATTTTTTCACAGGCGACCCGACCAGCGCCCTTGGGGAGCCTTCCGCTGATGAGGATTTGTCAATCAATGACATGATAAATCTTTACATCAAAAGTTTTGGAACTTATGGGCGCACTGATGCAGCAAACGCACACCGGCTTATCCACTTTATGCAGTCAAACTATAAGTATGTTCCAGATCTTGGCTGGTTCAAGTGGGATAAGACTCGGTTCGTGCTTGACAAGGAAAAGGCTATCTACCAGACAGCTATTGAGGCAGCTCAGCTAGTTGAATACGCTAACCCGTCCAACGATCAGCTCAAGTGGGCTCAGCAGTCGCAAAACAAAGACCGCATAATGAATGCCGTTACAATTGCTGGAACCGACCCTAGTGTTTTGGTTGGTGCACTTGAATTGGACGCTCAGACCGATGACCTTTGCACTCCAAAGGGAATCATCAACCTGCAAACAGGTGAGCTCCGAGAGCCAAACAGGCGCACTGATCTGAACACTAGGCAGACCGCCATCGCTCCCGAGCAAATGGAGACACCACTATGGGATCAATTCCTTAAGGATGTCATTCAGGACGAAGAGCGCATCAGCTACCTGCAAGAACTATTTGGTGCAGCACTCTTTGGTGACTCACGCTTCCATGTGCTCCCCGTCTTCGTGGGTGTTGGGGCAAATGGTAAGTCAACGATTCTTGACATTGTCGGCGGAGTTCTTGGTGACTATGCCGCAACGATGCCTGAGAACTTCCTGCTTGATACAAGCAACACCTCTCACCCAACCGAGATTGCTCGACTTCGAGGCGTGAGGTTCGCTATGGCCTCAGAGACCCGTCCGGATGGAAAATTTAATGAGTCGCGAGTGAAGATGCTGACCGGTGGCGACACCCTGTCGGCTCGCTTTATGAATCAGAACTTCTTTGACTTCAAGCCAACCCACACGCTGTTCTTGGCCGTCAATCACTTGCCTGCAGTAAAGTCTGGTGGCGATGGATTTTGGAGAAGGCTTCGCAAGATTGACTTCAACATCACCATCCCGGCAGAAAAACGTCAAGAAAACCTTGCCGAGATGCTTATCCGCAAAGAGGGCCCAGGAATCCTCTCCTGGATGGTTCAGGGAGCCGTTAGGGTCACTCAGCAAGGCTTTACCGAGCCCGAGTCGATTAAGCTCGCTACGCTCGAATATCGCCACGAAGAAGACCACATCTCCAAGTTCATTACAGAAAGAATTGTGGAGGCTTCATCTGGAACTGCAGTCAAGTCCTCAGTCTTTAACGCCTACCGCGATTGGTGCGCAGAGAATGGTGAGCACCCAGTTGCACAGAACACCTTGTCTCGACAGATTCGTAGTCGGATCAATGTCGGTGAAAAGGTTATTGGTGGCATGAGAATGTTTACCGGCATCGAGTTGTTGAATGTACAAGCAAATCTTGTAAACGATGTTTACAGGGAAGAGAAAGAAAAAGATGAGTACTGGCGATAGGGATGTGCCCTGCCCCGCTTGCAGGGCAGGTTTTCAAAACGAATGCCACTACGCATGGGACAGCGAAGAGTGGGAGTCTTGTGGTGAAATCACCTTTAATTTATCGGGAGAGGTCAAGACCACTTCTACAGACGGTGGGAGCGATAGCTCGGAAGCCAGGGAACGGGTTGATACTGGGTACATCCAGGATGGTTACAACGGCTATAAGGACATTACCGAATACAAAGATCCTGTTTCAACAGGGCGTAAGAGGGCGGCGGAGATGTATCCGATCAATCCTGGCATGGCGTGCGAGTGGGCTGGTCTCAAGAACGCAGGCGGCGGGGTTGTTCCTATTGTCGGTTGTATCGGGCGAGCTGCTACTGATCGTCACCACGGGCCCGACAAAAATACAATGAACAATGCAGAAGGCAATGTGCACCGCATCTGCGCCTTCTGCCACAATGCCTGGCACGGAGTTAACGACCCGTTCTATGGCGAGCGCCCCGACCCCACAAAGCCATTTGTCCCTGCAGAAGGTGACGTTAAAGAGCACGACCCCCTCACCAAGGCCACCACCGAAGAGGTTCTTCAGGCCGAGCGCGAAAGGGTCGAAACTGCTACGAAGCTATAAACTTCTTTCCCCTGAACCAAGCTTGGCCATCTTTTATCTGCACTAACTCAGTAAAAAATTCGCCACTTGGCTCAACGGTAATTACAGCTACTCCTTGCTGCCAGTTTTCCCAGTGTCTTGCAGGTGATCCATCAATATGCGTAGATCCGTTAGCTGAAGGCACCGCTCCATCAACTCTGCAAAGGCATCCCGGACTGACTGCGACACTTCGGATAGCTCCAGCGCCATTGTAAACGGTCTTTGACTGTATTTCGAGTCGGTGGCTATGTCCGAAGATGGTAGATATATGAGGATCCGCGTTGGTGTAGGCTGCCGCAGTCGATCCATTACTTCTTGCTTTCGTACCGTGGATCGCCCTGAGGCTTTCCGTGATCCAGTACGCTCCTGCTGGGTATGCGTCAATATACTCAACTCCAATCTCTTCTAGTCTCAGTAAGTATGGTATTGACATTGCTGGTAGCTCAGTTGTGTTTGCGCGACGTAGCCCAAATGCGCTGAGCATGTTGGCCGTAATGAACTTCTCCATACGGCGGTCGTGGTTGCCCTCAACGAGGACTATCTTTGCTTTTGGCCCAGCTGCCTGTCGCTGCTGCTGCAGAAACAAGTGACCTCGGTCAAAGGCTGCTTGCGTGGTTGACGCAAAAGCTGCTTCTTGTTCAAAGCGCCCTTGCGACGGTAAATCCAGAAAGTCACCAAGGTTGACAACTGTATCCAGACGGTCTGTTTCCTCAATAAAAGAGGTAATTTGCAAAGCAACATCCATAGCAGACTCATCATGAAAAGGGTCAAGTCTGCTACCCAAATCCCGATAACCGATCTGCGGATCTGGCAGCGCAACGTGCACGGTGTGCTTTGATTTCTTAGGTGTAACTTTCTTAGGCGCAGCCAGTACAACAGGTTGAGACCTGTCGACCGGCTGCCACTTCGGCTCATTAAGCTGCTCTAGCACAGGCACAATCTTTTCTTTGGTGTTTACGGAGGGCTGTGTCTCCAACAACAAACCCCCGCTCGGTAAGCGCTCTAACCAGAGCACTGGCCGACCAGCGGGGGTCGTTTAATGCAGCTTCAAGAACTTTTTGATCTTCTTCGCTGAGCTCCAAAGCTTTTCTAGCAACGATGCATAGCGAATCTTTTAGCGGTGGTTCCAAACCTTCAAGCATGAATGTCTCCTTCAAGTTATCCTTGAAGGTTAGCCTAACAAACTATTTGCTTGATTTGTTGCGCTTTTTGGGCTTGGGCGTGTCAGAAACAGCTTCTACTTGCTCGGCTTCGGTGAGGTCGGTGCCCTCTGGACGCTCAAATGGCGTACCATCCTGGACAAAACCGTC